GCGTTGAATGTGAGCAAGTGCCAGAAATTTTCTTTCCCGAAGACTTCAGAGCTAAAAGCAAAGGGCAAGACCTAGAAATGGCCAAATTGGCAGAACAAACTGCAAGGGAGATTTGCCTAAGATGCCCAGTAATGGCCAAGTGCCTACAAGTAGGAATGTTTGAAGATTACGGAATTTGGGGTGGCTCAACAGCCGAGCAAAGGAAACGAATCAAGAAGCAAGCCGAGCTTTAGTCCAAATAAGCCTTAGAACGCCTTTTAGGGACTTGCAAGCCTAAAAGCAGGGATTGCCCTACTTCTTATCTTCAGCCTGTTCTTTAGCCTTCTGAATCGCATCCGAAGCACCTTTAGCGACATCAGCCCGAGTCGCCTTGCCTGTGGTTGCAATCGCATAACCAAGAGCTCCGAGAACTCCAAGCATCAAAGTTCCCCAAGCAACAGCCACGCCATTGACCCAAGATCCAGTTAGAGCCGCACCAACACCTGCAGAGCCACCAAGGATAAACAAGAAAATACCAAAGCCACGCCAAACGAGTTCAGCAACAACTTCATAAACAGACTTCAATCTAGACATCAAAATTTCTTTCATTATTTCGCTTTCAAATTAGCAAGGATGTGCTTCAAAGGGTCAATCAAATCTGCATACGCCGCCAAATGGATTTTAGGGTTGCTCCAAGACTTATTTGCTTTTCCGATAGACAAGTGCAAGTGAGCTCCAGTTGAAGCAGAACCTGACGGAGTATTCTTGCCACCACCAACTCTGCCGATAACATCACCCATTTTAACTTTAGAATCCTTCTTCAAAGGGGACTGCTCTGCAAGGTGAGCATACAAAACAAAATGACCATCTTTAGCAGAGTGGACAAGAAACCATCCCAGAACATCAGACCATTCATTGATAAAAACAGTTCCGTCAGTAATTGCTGGAATCGGGGACTTCTCTTTAGGACTCCAGTCCTGACCACGATGTGGCCTTCCATTCCTATAAGGTGCAAGATTGCCAAACTCGTCATTGCGAGTCTTAGCAGGGAAAGGTTCACGATAAATTGCAGTCATGCAATCAATTCTACTAAAAGGTTAGAATCCTAATCCTTTAGTAACTGCCAGAACAAGACCTGAAGTGATCACTGCAGTGATTAGAGCAGGCATCCAAGCGTTTCTGTTGATTTGCTTTTCAAGCTCACGAATTCTGTTTTCATGGTCTCTAGAAGATTCCAGGATTTGAATTGAATTGGCTTTTAGAATCTCAATGTCCCGAACTATTTGCAGAAGCAAAGTCTGATTAGTCGGCTTTGGTTGCTCACTCATCTGCAGTCATTTCAACGCCACAGAAGCAACAGACCACAGGGATTCCGTCTGGATGTGGATAGTGCTTTTCGTCTCCCATTGCACAGTTTTCTGTCTTACAAGTAATTCTTTCCATGATTAGTCCTAACCTGCCGCTGTTCCAGAAGTCATTTGAATTGCAATACCAGAAACAATTACGTTTGCGTTTGAAGTAATTGAACCATTATTACGCAATCCCACAGTCACAGTTCCTGAAGTAATCGCTGAAATGTATGCAGTTAAAACTGCTGATTGACTTGAAACAGTTACAAGGGGAGCAACGCTGAACCTAGAAGCAGGAAATGCAACTGCTGTAGTCGCTGAAGCGTTAGCCGCTAAAGTTGCAGCTTGAGTATATGTAAACGCTGAAGAAGCGTATGGAAGCTTCGTAAAGTTTCCGTTTAAAGCGGATGCAGTAAGAACTTCCCCAATAGACCAAGTTTTAGTGCCTGACATAATTTTCTCCTAAACCCTTATTTTACCTAAGCCAAAGTATCTGTATCTAAAATACCAAGAAAGTTAGAATCAAGTCTAAAAGGCAGGTTATCTAACGAAGCAAGACTAAAAGTAATTGCATCTCTCTCAACATCAGTGTCAGAACTAATCCCTAGAACCTGATAATACTTATCAACATTCGCACCTGTTGCAGAAGGTTGAAAAGCCAAGCGAACGACATCTCTGATCTCAATGCCTAAAACAATGGTCTGTTGGGCTGAAGTCAAAGCTTCTAAAGCAACAGTCATCCGATTAGCCCGATACTCAGGCAATCTAAATTCACCTAGTAATGCTTGAGCAATCTCTGCAGGCTGAGTCAAAGAAGTAGTTAAATTGTCTGTCTGGACATAATTTCTTAGGCCATATAAGCCCTTGCTCACAGAATCTTCAACAACAGCAGTGGCGTTTACTCCAATAACTTGGACATTATTGTAAAGCTGTTCAGAAGCATAAACGACTTCAAGATTTGTGAATGGGATTGCTGTTCCGTTGAAAATAGATTGAGCATTTCCACCTGCAAAACTTCGGACAGTTGATGCAGTAGCAGTAGAAGCGACACTGGCAACAAGCCCTGAATAAGATTCATAAGGAACGCCACTCCACGCAACATTGTAAACAGTTGAGCCAGCAGAAGTGTAAGGATTGATTGTTCCATCAAAATAATTTGTGTAAGAAGAAGCTCTTTCAAACAGGAATCCGTCAGCAATAAAGAAATAACTTCCAGTAGTTCCAGCCGCATCTAAGCGAACATTGACTCCAGCCACCACACCAGTTCCAACATAGTTATTTGACACAGTAATTTGAGTCCAGTTAGCCGCACTGGCCGCACTAGCAGAAATTGAAGTGCTTTGCAGGACTTGAGCATAATCATCCAACAATTCAACTTCACCAGAAATACCCGAACCAGTTACTAATCCATTTCCCCTGAAGTAAGCACTAAAAGTAAATTGAGTTGCTGTTCCGTCAGGGTTGTATTTGTATTGATTTATTTCTGTGTATTCCATTGCATAGCGAAGCAAATTTGGATCAACAGTTGCCTGATTAGGTCTGCTAAGAAAAGGTGTGGCAGTGGACTCTAAGCCACCATACATCCATCCAGGAATGATGTAAAGGTCATCAACAGTGATTGCAGTGGCAGTTCCAGGAAAGACAATTAGATTATTTCTTGTAGTATTTGCCCAAATATAATCGGTGAAACTTCGGTCTTTCATAACCATCACAGCTGAAGCATTGCTAAAGAAATCTGCAGGTTCACTACGAGCCAGATTCTGCATGTAAGCTAAAACGCTATCTCCAGGGTTATTTATATCTGCACCAACAATGGTTTTACCAGACTGCACTAACGAATAGCTTGAAGCTCCAAATCCGTTGTAATTGAATACTCGGTCAATCCGATCCCCAGTGCTTTCAACAACAGCCTGTCTGCCATAATTTACATCAAAATACTCTCCAGGTTGATTAGCAAATTCTACTTGGCTAATCTCGTAAATAAAATCTAAAGCACTAACTGTTGCTTGTCCATTGAACCCTGATTCGTCATATGTAAATTGCCAGTCCTGAACAAATCCAGTGAAACGCCTGACTCCATTACTGCTGACTCTGATTCTGCCTGCAGGTTGCACAAGCGTATAACCATAAGTGCCATTCCAAAGTGGGGAAGAAGTGTTCAATGGGTCAAAGACCCGATTGTTATTTACAAAAGTTATGCTAACTGACCCTGCAGAAAAGTCTTCTAAAGCCCGATTGATTCCACGACTTATAGAGATGTTTTGCACATATTGAGTGACATCCACATAACTGCTTGAGCCGAACTGAAGCTCAACAACATAACTAGGCAACGCCATGATTTATCTTTTATTCCAAAATAGTTCGGCAGGCAATCTACCATTTGTCTTCAAATACTTGCCTAAAGCATCAACAGCAGATTTAGGATCCACTGCAGTGTTATTTATTGTGATGTTATTGACAACATTTCCAGAACTGCCCTTGCCATCTTTTCCAACAAACAGGCCTTTATCCATTCCAGGATTGTAAGCAGAAAACTTGCTTTGAGCTGACTTTGCTAAGGCATCACGATTAGCAGGCTTTGTGAAACTTTCGTCAATAGAATCCAAAGTGGCCGCTGTGATAGCAACAGGCACAAGAACTTTAGCACCAGCGATAATTGGAGATTTTGTAAATTTTGACATAGGAGTTGGAACATTGCCACCTGCGATTGCAGTCATAGCAGTAATCAAGTTAGCAATTGCTTTACCACTATTTGCAAGCATCATGATTCCCTTTAGAGCAAGCAAAGCAGGCAAAGCCTGAATCAACGCTGTGGCAACATTCTTAAAACCTTCAACAGCATCACCGCCACCAAAATAACCAAAGAAAGTTTTCACAGAGTCAATGACTCCACCAATAGCATCTTTGATATCTTCAAAAGTTTTACCTACATCAGACTTCGGGTTAGCAAGGTCATCAAAGAACTGACCGACAACTTCAATAGCTCCACCAGGCTTACTAATTTCATCAATAAAATCAATAAGAATTGGAAGAACAACAACACCCAACTTTTCCTTCAAAATGTCCATGCTGTTGTTAAACTTCATAAAAGGATCAGCATTTTCTTCTGCCAAGCCTTCATAAGTTTTAGCGAAATCACCTAGAACATCTTTGCTTTTAGTTAGTTCAGGGAACAGTTTTTTCAATGAAGTCGTATTACCTGCATAAGCTTTGGCAACAGCGTTAGCAATCTTTTCTTGATTTTTACCTGAACCTGCCGCACCATCTAAAGTAATCTTTAGAAGCTTTTGAGCATCTTTTACGTTCTTAGTAACATTTCCGAACTTAGCCATTGAAGGTCTAAGGTCATCGTCCATAATTCCAGTTTGTAAAGACAAGGACTCAATAAATTTGTCGTTCTGCGTTAACTGCTCTTTAGTTGCACCAGCGTTCTTTGCAAGTTGAATGTTCAGAAGACGGGTGGATTTCTCGTCAGCCGCCGCCGCTTTAGCCGCATCAAGAAGGGTATCTGCAACTGCTTTGATACCAAAACCAATACCGACTGCACCTAAAGTTTTAGATAATCCAGAGAAACCAGACTTGGCTTTCTTGATTCCAGAGTCATCAAATTTTGATAACAGCTTGATAATGACCGACATTAGTTCAACTTCCTATTGACTTTCAACGCATACTTCTCTACTACTAATTTTAGGTCGGCTTCAACACCTGCCAATTTTCCTTCAACTGCAGGATAAACAAAATTAGATTTGCTTCGTTTCTTCAAATTGACAATCATTGCTTCACCTTGGCCATTGACTTTGTGAGTCCTAGTGCCACCCTTATACGGATAAGGTTTAGTTCTTTCATTTCTAGGCACGCCAGATCCTTTACCTGCAGTATCTGCTAAAGCAGTCAAAGGCGAAGCAACAATCAAACGGAACAAAGAAGTAATTGCGTATCTTCTTGAGCCTGTTGCCCTAGTTGAGAAATCCACTTTGTTAGCGGCTTTACCTGCACCCCAAGCAAGTCTTCCTGTTGGGTTCTTTTCTCTTGACATACCTGAAAGTGGAGCAACTGCAGGGATTGCATCTCTAATCGCTGTCTGTGGTTTCACTGAAAGCTTGCGTGCTTCAGCAATCATCTGCTTCTTTAGTCCAGGTTCAATTGCCTTGATGTCAGCAAGCAGTCCCTTGACATCATAAACAACTTGCTGTGCCATTTTGATTCCTAAGATTCTCTTTGCGATTTGAGTGCGAACATCATTGTGTTGAGCATCCGATCTGATTCCAGCAATAAAACGCTAGGAGCAATCCCTGTGGCCACTGCAAGATTTGCAATAAACCAGTGGTAAGAATCTTCCCCTAAACTTTGGAAACTTTTGGGTCAGCAACCGCCACATCTTCAACAAGGTCAGCCCACGCTTCAAATTCGGCTGAAGTGTAGCCAACTCTTTTAGAAGAAAGCCACGCCAAATAATACAGGTGTGTAAGCTTTGAAAGTTTATCAATGCTCAAATCAAAGTGGGCTTCCCACTTGATGACATCAGTTGCCGAAGTAGTTATGACAGACGCTTCGCCTTCATACAGTTTGATAGTAAGTTCTAGTTTTTGCATGAACTTATTCTAACCGAATTTACGCTGTGGCTCGTGAAATTGCACCTGATGTCGGCCATGTGATACTGAAAGTAGCTAGGTCACCAATATTTCCAGAAATAGGTGTCAAGTCAGTAACCAAACAAACTGCAGTATAGGCAGGGTTGCTTGAGCTAGTTGCAGTAGAAGTTGGCTTGATCACAACTGTCGCATTTGTGCCAAGCAAAGGCCACAAAGTAGCATCAACAGTTGAAGCCGCATAATCCTGATTGAACTGAAGGGTTAGGCTTCCTTCTTTTAGACCTGCAACTCTAGTAACCCAAGTGCTTCCGAAAGCAGTAGTGGCCACATCAGTTGCTGAACTCTTCAACTCAACTTGAGTCAAGTAAGAAGCGAGAGCAGTTGAACCATTGATTGAAACATTGAAGTCTGTTGCAACAAAAATTGCCATTTATTTTCCTTTATCTTGCGAAAACTTGAACCGAAAACTCGGCACTCAAATAGTCTATACCGTTCACAGTAATAGCCCCATACGCTGAAAGTTCGGCCAGAAAGACTTCATAAGCGTTGCCACCTAAAGTTCTATCTGATTCAACAGCCGCCTTGATTGACCCAGTTCCTGGAGCAACCCAAATGTCCAAAGTGTTTTGGGCAGTTCTTTCAGAAACTCTTCCAACGATAACAGTGACCTTGAAAGTGTATTCAGACATACTCTGATTGTTCTGCCTGTTGTAAGCGACCTTAGTTAAACCAATCATGGCCACAGGTGGATTCACCACATCTGGCAGAGTCTCAAGAACTCGCAGTCCAGAAAGAGTCTTCAGGTTATTCGCTAATCCTGTCCGAAGATCACTAATTGACATTACGCACCAGTTCTAAGCAGACGGAACGGATTGATAAGTTGAGCAACATCACCATCAATGCTTGAGCCGACTCGCATAATACCCAAGTCAGAAACACCTGCAACTCCCAGTGGAGATTCCAAACGCTTGAACAATCTTGAAGCCTGAATGATTGTCGCAAACTTGATTGAATCTGGAACGCTTGCCCAGCCGAACTGACCAGTAACTTTCACCAAAGCTATGTCAGCCCAAACAGGGAACAAATAGTTATCGGTAGCAGTGATGCCTGTTATCGGGTAGTAAGCTCCGTTCGCCCAGCGATTTGCAGGAACAACTTGATAATCAGCGACATCCCAAGTCGTATCAAAGATAAGTGGGTCAGTGCTGGAAGTCTTTAGTTCGCTGATTGACTGTGCATCATCAATCCAACACATGAAGCCATCATTCGCTTTGTAATATCTGGTTTCACCTGCAGAGCCTGAATAGAAGAAGCGATTGCAATACTGGTCAATCATTCTTGAAGCGGCATTTACGCTGTTCTCAATCAAAGCGTCATCAATAGTGTCTGTAATTCTTAGAGCTGCTTTTACATCTGCAAGGGTGCAATACCCATTTGTTATCGCCAAAATAAACTCCTAAAGTCAATTCTTATTTTAGTCGCTTGCCTGCTATGCGAGCCTTTAGGGCAGTGGTTGAAATGCCTTCGGTATAAGG